CATTCAACGAAAGGAAGGCAGGTGATCTTTATTCTAAACTGGCTCAAAAGAGAGCTGATCTTGAAGTCGAACTTCAGACATTGTTTGAGCCTTGGGAGATTCATACTGAGTTTATCCCAAAGGTCAATAACAAGAAACTGGGGTATACGAAAGGCGAACCGTTTACGAAAGTAAAGGTCATCGACTTCAACCCTAACAGCAGAAAGCATATACAGTACTGCTTAGAGAAAAAGTACTACTGGAAACCTAAGAAGTTTACTCCTTCAGGTGATGCACAAATTGACGAAAGTATTTTGGCCAACCTCCCTTTCCCTGAGGCCAAAAAGTTGGCCTATATGTTCCTCCTCCAAAAACGTATAGGTCAACTAGCTGAGGGATCACAAGCATGGCTTAAGCTGTGTAAGGATGGTGTCATTCGTCATAACATAATTTCAGCAGGTACTGTGACTTTGAGAGCAGCTCACAGGTACCCTAACTTAGCTCAGGTTCCAAGTGTTGGTGCTGAGTTTGGTAAAGAGTGCCGTGAGTTATTTACGGTACCTGCTGATTACTCACTTGTGGGGTCAGACTTGTCAGGACTTGAGCTAAGGTGTTTAGCTCACTTCCTAGCAGCTAGTGACGGTGGTGAATATGCTCAGGAAATACTAGACGGAGACATTCACATTGCCAACATGAAGGCAGGTGGTCTTGAGACAAGAGACCAAGCCAAGAAGTTTATCTACACCCTACTTTATGGTGGTGGCGATAAAAAGGTTGGTGAGGTACTTGGTAAAGGAGCTAAAGAAGGTAAGGCTATCAAAGCAACTTTCTTTCACAACATGCCACACTTTAAATACCTACATCGACAGGTAACTAAAGCAGCAGAACGTGGCTATCTATACGGACTTTTACAAGAAAGAGTTAAGATCCGTTCAGCTCATGCAGCTCTAAACACGTTACTTCAAAACACCGGATCCACCATTAGTAAGAAGTGGGTCATCCTCATAGATCAAGAACTCAGGAAACAAGGCCTCGATGCCAAGATCATAGCTTGGGTTCACGATGAAGTTCAAATCAAATGCAAGAAAGGAATAGAAGACGATGTCGGTAATATCACTGGAAGAATGGCGAAAGAAACTGGCAACTTCTTCAACTTCAAAATCCCAGTCGCCTCCGAATACACTATCGGAAGTAACTGGTCAGAAACTCACTAAAGCAGAAATTGAGTTAAACAAGAAGACAACAGAGGCTCTAAGTGGCCTCTGTTTTATTATATGGAATGCATGGACAAGGCCTTTTTCAACAAGAGGCACCATTGCAAGAAACTACCCTGAGCTAGTCGGCATATGTGCCAGTGAAGGGTTAATCACATTAAAATTAGACAACATAAGTTGGGGTAAGCACTGGATGGCTACTGACGATGGTGTCGATTATTATAAGGAGATAGAAGACTATGATGGCATTAGTTGATGGAGACTTATATCTCTATAGAACACTTGCAGCCACTGAGGATGAGACAGACTGGGGTGACGATGTATGGTCGTTAACCAGTGACCTTGGAGCAGCTAAGAAGAACTTCGACAGGCTGATTAAACGATATATCGAGGAGTGTGGAGTTGACTGGTTTATACTTTGTTTTAGTGACAAAGAAAACTTCAGGAAGTCACTACACCCTGAGTACAAAGCAGCTCGTAAAAAGATAAGAAAGCCGGTTGGCTATTCCTACATGATGGAGTGGTGTAGAGACAACTATAAGACATGCACAATGCCTACGTTAGAGGCTGACGATGTTATGGGTATTAAGTCTAACTCCACTACAATGATCATCAGTGACGACAAGGACATGAAGACGATACCAACTAAGATATACCGTCCTATATCTAATGAGTTCCTAGATATTAGTTTTGCCGAGGCAGACAAGAACTTCCTAACTCAGGCACTAACTGGTGATTCAACTGACGGTTATAAAGGCCTGTCAGGAGTTGGCATAAAGAAGGCAGAAGCAATACTGGGTTCTAGGCCACACTGGGGAGCTGTTGAGGATGCATATGTTAAGGCAGGTTACACTAAAGAAGAGGCTTTAACTCAGGCTAGGTTAGCTAGGATCTTAAGGTCAAGTGACTGGGATTGCGAAAAGCAAGAGGTCAAGTTATGGACACCTTAATTATCGACATCTACTTCCGGTTATTCCGAATGACCAACAAGTTCTCAACTTACTTTTACAACAAATACTGCCGTCTTCTTCATCGCAAACAACATCGTGATGGAAAGAGAAGGCTATGAGACATATGGAGTTCATGAAAGCTATGGCTAAACAGGAAAAGATAATAACCAAACCACCTCATTACGAGGTCTTTAAGATAGAGCCGGTCAGTTTTATCATGAAGAACGGTCTGTCCTTTTGGAAGGGCAACATCATTAAGTACGTCATGAGAGCAGGTCTCAAGACCTATGACGATCAAGACGAAACACAATCAGAAATAACAGATCTCAAGAAGGCAGTCAGGTACTGCGAAATGAGGATCAATCAGCTAGAGGGAAAAGAACCAAATGCAATTAGATAATTACTTACCATCACTGTATCAGCAGTTCATACATTTATCACGTTACTCACGGTGGCTACCTGAGGAACAACGTAGGGAGAACTGGGGTGAGACAGTCGATAGATACTTTAACTTCTTTAAAGAACACCTCATGGAGCAGCATGGTTTTTCCGTATCTCCTTTGACTATGCAAGAGCTTCATGAGGCCGTTATGAACTTAAGTGTTATGCCATCAATGAGGTGTCTTATGACAGCCGGTGAGGCACTTAAGAAGGAAAACATAGCAGGTTATAACTGTAGCTATGTAGCTGTGAATAGACTGGGTGCATTCGATGAAATACTATATGTATTAATGAATGGAACAGGTGTCGGCTTTAGTGTCGAAAGACAGAATGTAAACAAGCTACCAGTGATTGCTGAGGCCTTCTACAACAGCGATACAGTCATAACAGTTAAGGATAGTAAACTTGGATGGGCAAAGGCCTACAAGGAGCTAATCGGATTGTTATACATAGGTCAGATACCTGAGTGGAACACTAGTCTTGTAAGACCTGCCGGTTCACCATTGAAGACATTTGGTGGCAGGGCATCAGGAGCTACACCACTGGAGAACCTGTTTAACTTTACTGTACATGTAATTAAGAATGCTGCAGGTCGTAAGTTAAACTCAGTGGAGTGCCATGACATTGTATGTAAGATAGCCGAGGTAGTGGTTGTTGGTGGTGTCAGAAGGTCAGCACTAATCAGCCTATCTAATCTATCTGACGACAGGATGAGACATGCTAAGTCAGGTGAATGGTGGAATGCTAACAAGCAACGAGCCTTAGCTAATAACTCAGCAGTCTACACTGAGAAACCTGACATAGGTATCTTCATGGATGAGTGGAAGTCTCTATATGAATCTAAGTCAGGTGAACGTGGTATCTTTAACAGACAGTCAGCTAACAACATGGCTGATGCCTCAGGTCGCAGAGTGATCGACAACCACGAGTTTGGAACTAACCCCTGCTCTGAGATTATCTTAAGAGACCGTGAGTTCTGTAATTTAAGTGAGGTAGTTATTCGTCCTCATGATACTAAGAAGACATTACTTAAGAAAGTCAGACTAGCTACTATCATAGGTACAATACAGTCGTCACTAACTAACTTCAGGTATGTCTCCAGTGAATGGAGGAAGAACTGTGAAGAGGAACGACTGCTTGGTGTGTCGTTAACCGGTATCATGGATAACGACTTGACTAACGGTAGTAAGTCCGGACTGGATGTCTTACTTCAGGAGCTGAAGGAAGAGGCTGTAAAGACTAACCTTGAGTTTGCTAAGGATATAGGCATACCTCAGTCAGTGGCTATTACATGTGTTAAACCATCAGGTACTGTTAGTCAGTTAGTTGATGCTGCCTCAGGTATTCATGCACGACACAACCCCTACTACATAAGAACAGTCAGAGGTGATAAGAAGGATCCACTGACTAAGCTGATGGTTGACCAAGGCATACCTGCTGAAGACGATGTGATGAACCCTGACAATACTACAGTGTTTAGCTTTCCAATGGAGGCACCAAGTAATGCAGTCTTCAGGACAGATAAGACAGCTATAGAACAGCTAGAGCTGTGGCTCATGTATCAGAAGAACTGGTGTGAACATAAGCCATCAGTCACTGTGTCAGTGAAGGAGCATGAGTGGTTGGACGTAGGTGCTTGGGTGTATGAGAACTTCGACTGGATGAGTGGTGTCTCGTTCCTTCCCTTTAGTGATCATACATACCAACAGGCACCCTATCAGGACTGTGATCAGTCTGAGTATGACATCATGTCTCAGGCTATGCCTAAGGACATCGACTGGTCTAAGCTGAGTGAGTATGAACAACAGGACAACACCATAGGATCTCAGGAACTAGCCTGTGTCGGTGGTGCCTGTGAAATAGTCTAATGACTAACTCACCCTGTGAACATGTATGTAAGATAGACACTGAGATCGGTAGATGCAGTGCCTGTCACAGGACATTACATGAAATAAGTAGGTGGTCATCCATGAGTAGTCAGGAGCAAATAGCCTACATGCAAACAGTCATTCCTAAGAGGCGTGAGGAGCATGAGGCTAGGCTACTGGATAAGGTAAGAGAACCATCGATAACATGAAGTAAGGGTGTGAACTGTCAGAATGCCAACTATAAGTTGTAGCATCAAGGCTAACACAGGCTATCTCTAACAGTTCACGCTTACTAATGTATACTATTGTAACAGGTTATCAAGGGGTCACTAATGTCTTGTCACTAGACACTAATTGATACTTTAGTTAACTATAAGATGAATACTGTCCACCCTTAGGAGAGACTAGGAGTGAATGAGTGATATATGTGTGTATCAATGGTGATACATGGGTTAACTAGAGATAGAACTATAGGGAATAAGCAAGTGAGATCCCTATTTTCAACGACCTTAAATATACCCCTTACGAATATATTTCACATAATGTCTAATGTCTTAAGATACATAGGTACTATATCGTAATCAGATAACTAGTCTGTTGACCTAAGATATCTATAGATATCAAGTACTTAGCATGTTATGTCGTTTAATTTTGGTACCATACCTCAGATTTTAGACCCCTATACCCTTAATAATACAATCAATTTCAAAAAGTCGTTAAAGCCTTCTTGTTGTTGTTATTGTTGTTCGACCTTTAGAAGCAGAGTAGGAATTTCCCATGGCCTTAGAAAGTGCAACCTATATCAATGGTTTAGTGACCACTAACCCCACATCCACTGATGCCCTAGCACAGGCAGACGATCACCTCCGTTTAATCAAGACTACCATTAAATCTACGTTCCCTAACATCACCGGTGCTGTCACTGCGACCCATACTCAGTTAAACCAAGACCCAACTTCCCTGTTAGATTCTAATGGTGCCACTCGTGTGGCTGCCAGTACTACAGGTGCCAGTGTAACCGGTAACCTTGCGATCTCAGGTAACATAGTCCTTAGTGGATCAG